TTGTGAGGTGTTCGGACGACAGTTTACAGTTGACGAATTTTACGACGGATTACCGGTAGATAAACTAATCCCTACGATTCAGAAAACATTCGAAACGATAGCAGGAACAGCGAACGGAGAAGAAAACGTGGGAAAGTAGTAAGTATAGAAGAAGCGTACAACTCACTTAAAAAATTTTACAAGCAACTAATCAAAGATGGATGGACTCTCACAGAAATTGATGAGATGGACATCCATTTTTATTTTGAGCTGATGGGTGAAAACAACCAAAAGGCTTATATAGATCAAGTCATTTAAGGAGGTGAGAGAGTTGGCTGACGTTGGTGCTTTGCGAGTGAGTTTGACATTAGATTCTGCTGATTTTTCAAAAAGTATGCAGGATATAAATCGAAAATTGAAAGGTTTACAATCGGAGTTCAAAGCTTCAACTGCCGGAAATAAACTATTCGAAAACTCACTCGATGGGATGAAATTAAAATCAAACCATCTAAGCCAAGTTCTCACGCTTCAAAAGGAACGTGTTGAACAACTTAGAAAGCAGTATGAGCAGAGTGTCGCAACAAAAGGGGCAGACGCAAAAGAAACTGAAAACCTGCTAATTCGATATAATAATGCTCTTGCCGCAATGAAAAACACCGAATCACAATTAAATGAGCTGAATCGTCAAATACAAACACAATCAAGTGCTTGGTATAAACTCGGTGAATCATTAAAAAGTGTTGGTAATTCGATGAAAAGTATTGGCGATTCAATGAAAAGCGCAGGGCAGACAATGACAACAAGGGTTACACTTCCTATTGTGGGTTTAGGTGCGGCGATTATCAAAACAGGAGCAGATTTTGAAGAATCTATGTCAAAAGTCGCCGCCATTAGCGGGGCTACCGGAGAAGATTTTAAGAAACTTGAAAATCAAGCGAAAGAATTAGGAGCATCAACAAAATTTAGTGCAAGTGAAGCGGCTGCGGGTATGCAATACCTTGCAATGGCAGGGTTCAAAACACAAGACATTTTAAGCGCAATGCCGGGACTTTTAGATTTAGCCGCAGCAGGAGCCATGGATTTAGGACGGGCAGCGGATATTACTTCAAATATCATGTCTGGATTTGGTATTGAAGCATCAAAAGCCGGACATGTGGCAGACGTTCTTGCAAAAGCTTCGTCGAGTGCTAATACAAACGTCCAACAGTTGGGCGAAGCCATGGTTTATCTTGCCCCTGTTTCTAAGACACTCGGATGGACAATGGAAGAAGCAACCGCAGCAGTCATGGCATTGTCTGACGCAGGTATACAAGGAGCACAAGCAGGCGCTGCGTTTTCTACAAGTTTAGGTCGGTTGGCTAAGCCGACAAAAGAAATGCAGAGTGTGATGAAAGAGCTTGGGTTGTCTTTTTTCGACGCCCAAGGGAACATGAAGCCACTACCAGCTATCATCGCAGAATTAGAACGAGCCACAAAGGGTATGACCGCCGAACAAAAATCAGCTGTATTGACAACGCTTTTTGGTGCAGAAGCTTACAAACATTGGGCTGTATTGGTTGACAAAGGTTCAGAAGCACTCGCGGAAAATATCTATATGTTGGAAAATGCAGACGGTGCAGCCAAACAAATGGCTGATACCATGAGTGAGAATACAAAAGGTGCATGGAAAGAGTTTCAATCGGCGGTTGAAGGACTTTCGATTGCTCTATCTGATACACTGTTACCAATCGTGACATCTGTCATCAAAAAATTTACCGAATGGACAAGAGCATTTTCAGAAGCGTCGCCAGCCACACAAAATTTAGTTCTTGCGTTAGCTGCTATAGTAGCAGCAATCGGTCCTGTTCTAATCGTGCTCGGTTCACTCTTTTCAAGTATCGGAACAATCACAACGGCTTTTGGGGCTTTGTCGGGTGCAATTGCAGCTGCCGGAGGGTTATTACCTTGGCTTGGTGGAGTATTAACGGCGCTAACAGGACCAATAGGAATAGCAATAGCCGCAATTGCCGGATTGATTGCAGCAGGCGTTGCGCTATATAAAAACTGGGATGAAATCAAAGCGTTTTTGCTAGCAACATGGGAAGCAATCAAAGCGGCAGCACAGGCGATATGGAACGGCATAAAAGCATATTTTACGACTGTTTTAAACATCTACAAAACCATCTTTACGACTGTATGGAACGCTATAAAAACGGCACTGACGACTGTATGGAATGCGATTAAGACAACAGCAAGTACAGTATTCAATGCCATAAAAACAACAATATCCACCATTTTCAACACTGTTCGTTCGGTCGTAACTTCTGTTTGGGATGGAATCAAATCGACGCTGACTAGTATTTGGAACAGTCTGAAAAGCACAGCGTCGTCCGTATGGAATGGGATTAAATCGGATATCTCCAACGTTGTTAATGGCATACGTTCCACAATCTCAAGTGTATGGAACAGCATTAAATCTACAACAGCGAGCGTGTGGAACGGAATCAAAAATGCAATTACCAGTCCGATTAAATCAGCTGTTGATTTTGTAGAAAGTCAGGTTGACAAAATCGTCGGCTTTTTCCGCAACATGAAAATCAGCTTTCCGAAAATCAAATTGCCGCACTTCAAACTGTCCGGGAATTTCAGTCTGAACCCGCCTAGCGTGCCGAAAATCAGCGTGGATTGGTACAAAGTCGGCGGCGTGTTTGAAAGACCAGTCATTTTCGGAAATGCAGGCTTCGGCGACGTAAGCGAAGCCATCGTGCCGTTTGAGGGTAGACATGCGCGGCGAATTGCGAGCTTAATAGCAAAGGAAATGGTTAACTATCTATCTCCTCAAACAGTCAGTAGAACGAATCCAACGGTCATCCAAATCGTCACGCCGGACAAGCGTACACTAGCGCGTTGGCTCGTTGAGGATATCACAGAGTTTCAAGAACTAAACATTTTGCGTTCGCGCCGTTTTGGGGGTAGTTTGACATGATAAGTTTTACATTCAACAATGAGCGACGTGATTATATCGCGGTACTGCAGGGGAGAAAAAGACCTCCTTGGTCGCCGATTAAACGCAGCATACTAGCCGTTCCGGGTGTACCGGGCGGCTTTTTGCAAAGCACGGACATTGATGTTCGTACTATTGAAGTTCCGGTTTTTATCAAAGGAGAAAATTTAACTCATTTACAACGATTGAAAGAAGACCTTGCCGCATGGCTTGTTACTGACCGGCCTGCGCCGTTGGTGTTCGACGATGACCCTGACCGAACCTATTATGCCGTTGTGGATGATACGGTAGGTTTTGATGAGATTATCAAATTCGGAAGCGGCACGATCAAATTCATTTGCCCTGACCCATATGTGTATGGGAAAGAACAAACGACAAATGCAACGGTCACGACAAGCGGGCAATCAGTTAACGTAAGCAACACTGGTTCAGCGAAAACGTATCCCGTCATTACGGCAACTTTTTTTGCATCCGCACAAGAATTCAAAGTGTCAAAAGAGAATCAATTTGTTCGTGTGATATGGAATTTTGTTGCCGGTGATGTATTAATTGTCGATTTTTCTAAACGAAAAGTTTTAATAAATGGTAACTTAGCCATGACATCAATTGATTTAATGAGCGACTTTTTCGCCCTTGAAAAAGGTGACAACGTACTTCAATTCACACCATCCGGATATTCGGTGGAAATCACCTTTCAGGAGAGGTGGTTATAGATGCTGTTTATTTTCGATAAACACGACAATCTTCTTACAATCCTAGACAGTTCTTCAAAGGGAGCTTGCCCATACTACGAACCATTCCATGAAGAAGAACTAAACGGTCCACAAAAACTTGAGTTTGTCGTTCCTGCTACTCACCCGGATGCGCAGTACGTTGTGGAAGAAAACCAAGTCGCGTTCAAGGATGAAGACGGATATTTTCGCTTGTTTGTTATTCGTGAAATCGAAGAAACAGATGGAGCGGCAACAGCGGAAAAACATGTCTATTGCGAACCAGCGATGTTAGAGCTGGAAAATGAACCAATTGAAGACATTCGACCGCAAAACACGACAGCACAATACGCATTGACCCGCGCACTCGAAAAGACGCGATGGCGAGTCGGTGAAGTCGCCGAACTTGGTACCAATAGCACAAATTTCTACTATGAAAGTGTTCTTTCGGCAATTCAAAAAATCATTGAAACATGGGGCGGGGAACTGCGCGATCGTATCGAGGTCCAAGAAAATCGAATCGCAGGGCGATATATCGATTTGCTTGCTCGTCGTGGACAAGACACCGGAAAACGATTTGAAATTGGAAAAGACCTCGAAAGCATTCGTCGCAAAGTTGTTGCCTATCCTGTTACAGCGCTTTATGGACGAGGAAATGGGCAAGAAACAGACGAGGATGGATATACTCGTAAACTAACATTTGCCGATGTGGAATGGAAAAAATCAGACGGAAAACCAGTTGATAAGCCGAAAGGACAAGAATGGGTTGGTGACCCGGACGCATTACAAAAATACGGTATCCCGAATGGGGATGGGACGCTACGGCACCGGTTTAATTTCGTCGATTTTGACGAAGATGGTCCAGAAAAACTACTTGAGCGCACATGGGAAGAGCTGCAAAAAAGAAAAGAACCACTCGTGGAATACCAGCTCGATGTTATAGTGTTAGAACACTTTACAGGCTACGAACACGAAAAAGTGCGGTTAGGTGACTCAATCGTTGCGATAGATAAAAACTTTGCGAATCCTATCGTGATTGAAGCGCGTGCAACAAAAATCAGACGCAACCTTTTGAACAAAGCGGAGAAGATAATCACGTTCGGAAATTTTATTGACAAGTTTTCTACGCAGAAACGCTTGGAACAGTTAGAAACAAAAATTAACGATCGTAGTGGCATATGGGATCAGGTAGAGCAACCAGTCGATGACACTGATTTCCCTGACATCGTACCGCCTACACCGTCTTATTTAAATGCGAGCGGCGGATTCAAAACCGTTATGTTGGAATGGAATTATGACCCGTCATCTTATATCGCTGCGTATGAAGTATACGGTTCACAAGTTCAAGGATTTACACCGGATTCGAGCAATCTTTTATTCCGTGGAAAAACAAGCACATGGGTACACCAAGTAGATACAAACCAAACGTGGTACTATCGTGTTCGAGCAATTAATACACATGGAACGGCTGGTGGATTCTCGCAAGAAGCGTCTGCACAAACGGCACGTATCATAAGCGACGACATCCTTTTTGGCGCGGTCAACGCCCAACACCTTGCCGACTTGGCTGTCACCGCTCAAAAACTGGCAGACGGCGCGGTTGTGGATACTAAAATCGCTGACAGAGCAGTCAATAATGCCAAACTGGCTGACTTGTCCGTAAGCGCAGAAAAGCTATTGAATGGGGTTGTAGATAGCACAAAACTAGCCGACCTAGCGGTTACGGCGCAGAAGCTAGCGGACGGGGCGATTACAACGCCGAAAGTCGCCGATGGCGCTATCAGCACAAACAAAATTGTTGACGACGCTATCACAAACGCCAAAATTGCGGC